AATGTCAACGCCAATTGGGTCAGGGTTAAATTCGATAAAACCTCGGGTTCTTTGGATAAAGTTTTACTAAGAAATTAGTTGACTTTATTCTAATTGGTGTTATAATAGTTTTGTTATGCATCATCACGAACTCGTAGACAACGTACATAGATTACTTATGGATAATTTGCCAATCAATAGTGGCAAAACTCCTAGTGGCTGGACTACATTTAATTGTCCAATGTGTACTGATAAGAGAAAACGTGGTGGTGTTATACAAAGTAATGCTAAAATAAGTTATCATTGCTTTAACTGTGGATTTACAACTGGGTGGGCACCAAGTCCTAAACTAGGTGGTAAGTACAAAAAGTTATGTGAAACTTTGGGTGTGCCAGCAACTGACATACATAAAGTTGTTTTAGATTTAATGCGACATGCAGAAGAACTAGAAACTGAAGATAATTCAGATTATGTTTATACTGCCGCAAAGTTTGAAACTAGACAACTTCCAGAGGAAACCTCGATTGTAGATGATTTACCTGATGACAACAAAGTAAAGCAATATGCTATACAACGTGGCTTATTAGGAAACTATCCTCTATTACATATTAACAACAGTATGTATAATGCAAGATTAGTTGTACCTTTTATGTATAACAATCAACTAGTCGGCTGGACAGGTAGGCACATAAACCCACCCAATAAAGAAACAGCAAAATATCTTCTTAACATGCAAAGTGGATATGTGTTTAACATAGATAAATTTGTTGACACAGATAGAGAAGTTGTAGTTGTTGTTGAAGGCGTATTTGATGCAATATTAATAGATGGTATTAGTGTGTTAGGTAATGGCGTAACAGCCGAACAGGCACATTTAATAGACAAACTTAATAAACGTGTTATACTATGTCCTGATAGAGATGAAGCAGGTAAAGAACTTATTGATAAAGCAATAGAACTAGGATGGGAAATTAGTTTTCCACCTTGGAGCAGTGATTGTAAAGATGCCGCTGATGCTGTAAATAAATATGGTAGGTTACTTACTTTAGCAAGTATTATAAAACATGCTAGTAGTAATACAGTAAAGAACAAAGTAAAGGCAAAAATGTTATGAAGTTATTAGTAAACGGATGTAGTTTTACAGGAGGTAATGAGGTTATACACGATGAAAGTGGAACATTAGCACCTATACCTGACTATGTTTGGTCTAACCACACAGGTGTAGATACAACTAATATAGCAATAGCAGGTAATAGTAATGATAAAATTGCTAGAACAACAATAGAGCATTTAAGTAAAAATAATTATGATGGTGTTATTGTTCAATGGTCAGCATTGTATAGACTTGAACGTTATATAGAACAATATAAGTTATGGGGAAATATTTGTAATGTACCCGGAGTTCTGCATAAAGAAGATACAGTACCAAACCAAGTTGAGCAACGTGATGGGGAACAGTTGTTTGGATTGCATTTCGATAAATTTGAAGAAGACCACGGAGAAAAGTTAAATACATTAGATAAACTACTAACGGCGGCATCTAATAACTATATTTGGCTAAACAGTGAAGTTGATTATAGAATACAGTTTATGCAAGATGTGTTGTTAATGCAATATGCATTAGAAAAAATGGATATGCCTTATTTGTTTACTAGTATGTCTCAACATAGTCATAGCAAATTTTTAATTTGCCAAACTGACTATGAAATACTATTGAAAGATAGATTAGATATGAGCAAGTGGACTAAAAGACCACTAACACATATTGTAAGTAATGATACTAGTGCTGATGGTCATCCAAATGAACAAGGGCATAAAAAGATTGGTGCTGAATTAATGAGGGAGTTTAGAAGAGTAAATGGATAATATAGAGAACTACACAGAAGAAATACAAGAAATGTACTTAAATTTCTTGGTAACTGATCCTGAACTATTTGTTAGAGTAAACAATATTGTTGAACCTTATATGTTTAACAAAAGGTTTCAAGATACAATCAAATTTTTAAAACAGCATAGTGAAGAATATAGTGCTATTCCAACTATTGACCAAATTAAAGCAACAACAAATGTAGAATTAGAACGTATAGAAGGATTAACATCTAATCATTCAGATTGGTTCTTAGATAGTTTTGAAAGATTTTGCAGACACAAAGCATTAGAAAAAGCAATACTTGATAGTACAGACTTATTAGAGAAAGCAGACTATGGAGCAGTAGAGAAAAAAATTAAAGATGCAAGTCAAGTTAGTCTTGTAAAAGATTTAGGATTAGAGTATTTTGAGAATCCAAAAGAACGTTTACAATATATTAAAAGCCAAGCAGGTGCAGTTAGTACAGGTTGGAAAATGTTTGACCAAAAACTTTATGGTGGGTTGAATAGAGGAGAGATTACAATCTTTGCTGGTGGTTCTGGTGCAGGTAAAAGTTTATTCTTACAAAACTTAGGTGTTAATTGGAGTTTAGCAGGACTTAATGTAGTTTACATTAGTTTAGAATTAAGTGAACAATTAATTAGTATGCGTCTTGATGCTATGGTAAGTGAATATAGCACAAAAGAAATTATGAGAAATATGGACGATGTAGATTTAAAAGTTCGTATGAAAGGAAAAGGTGCAGGTAAGTTTAGAGTAAAACAAATGAGCAGTGGAGTAACTGCAAATGATATTAGAGCATTTGTTAGAGAGTATGAAATAAACACAGATGTAAAAGTAGATTGTATTTTAGTTGACTACTTAGACTTAATGAGTCCTATTAGTGCTAAAGTAAGTCCAGGTGATTTGTTTATTAAAGACAAGTATGTATCTGAAGAGTTGCGTAATTTAGCAATGGAATCTCAGACATTATTTGTTACAGCATCACAGTTGAATAGAGGTGCAGTAGAAGAAATAGAATTTGACCACCATCATATTGCAGGTGGTATTAGTAAAATACAAACAGCAGATAATGTTGTAGGTATTTTTACAAGTAATGCTATGAGAGAACGTGGAAGATATCAAATACAGTTTATGAAAACACGTTCTAGTAGTGGTGTTGGTAGTAAAGTAGACTTAAAATTTAATCCTGATACACTTAGAGTAGAGGATTTAGATGAAGATGACGAAGATACACTAACAATGACATCTGGAAACTTAATTGACCAACTAAAAAGATCCAATAGTATTAAGGCAGACGAGCCAGAAGCACAAAAAACTATCAGTACTGCATTGAACATGCAGGAGTTCATGAAGAAAAATGACCTTTAAATGATAAATATGCATATAAGATAGGAAATAATATGTCTATGAGAAAATCGAGGAGCATTTTAGAAGAGTTAAACTCTATCAGTGTTGATAGAAGTCGTCATCATGTTCTCGAAAATAGAGTACAACATTTAGTTAGTAGTGCTGAAAACATTAAAGCAATTCTACGTGAATCTTATAGTCCAGAAGAAGCATTGGACTTAGAACGTAGACTAATAAACTCAATTAAATCAGGTGATTCTAAAAAATTCTCTCGTGGCATAAAGAAAGTTGTTGCGGAGAGCGAATCAAATGAGAGTTAAGGACATTATAGAAGCACCAGGTGACGGTAGAGGTAGAGCGGCAGGTTCTGCCAAAACACAATACAAAAAAGATGGTACTCCCGGAGCAGGCAGAGTAGCAAGATCCAATAACCAATTTAGAAGTGTACCAAAAGGCACTAACGATCCTAGAGGATCTGACAATCCTATGAATCCTTTAGGTGATCCAGGTAAGCAAAACCAAGCGGGTCAAGACACTAAATTTAAAAGAGCAGACCAACAAATTAATCAAAAATTTGGAAATGATGATTCATTAGCAGGTGGTTCTAGCAGAATAGCACAATTCAAAAAAGACAAAGAAGAAAAAGCAAGAATGCAAAAATCACAGACCAAAGGTGATATTGGCAGATTTGCAGATGACCGTGCTTTATGGAAACCTGGTAAAGTTATACAACACCCAAATGGTTTAATGTATCAACTATTAGGTAAAAAAGAAGGTTGGATAGAAGTAACAGGACCTACAGTAAATAAAAAAACAGGAGAAGTAACAAAACCTGAATTGGCAAAACCAACTCCAGGCGGAAAAGCGGCTCCTATGGATAGTCAGTTAGGTAAAGACCTTAACACATTATTAAAAGATCCAAAAGCAAATATTGACCAAACTATAGGTTCTAAAATTAAAGGTGCATTACAAAAAGGCGTTGCAGGTGCGGCGGCTAAAGCAGGAATGAGCAATTTAGCATCTAAAACAAGATCCGATCCAGATGCAAGTGCGGCACAAAAAGTTGGTGCTACAGTAGGTGCTGGTATTGGTAGAGCAATGGCAAACGTATTAAGAAGACCTAAAGGACAACCTGCACCAGATAAAAAACAAATGTCAAATGTTGGTAAATTAGACATGAAAGCATTTCAATCTAGGATAATGAAGTCTCAAGACCCAGCAGAAAAATTGGCACTTGCAACAGATATGCTTGATAAAATTGCTGTACAAAAATCAAGAAACATAAGTGTAGAACCATATTTAGATAGTTTAGGTCCTATGTTAAAAGCAAGTGGTTTACAAAAAACTAATGCACAAGAATACCAAGCACTTGTTACAAAAGCAAGAGGCATGAGAGAGGCGGCATTTAATTACTTTAACAAGTTAATAGAAACAGTAGGAATAACTTGGGAGCAATTAGGTTATAAAGTAGTACTTTCAGAAAACAAAGGTGATGACATTATTTTAATTCCTACAAAAGACATCGAATTACAACAACTTAAATCATTAGCAGGAGTTTAATATGCGAGTTCAAGAGTTCACTAAACCTCTTGTTACTCGGTTGCTAACTGAAAGTGCCGTTGTAGAAGCAGAAGGCAAAAACACCCACTTAGAACATTTGGAAGATAACATATTCAACAAAGGATATGATGGAGCCAAAGAAGCAGTAAACTATTTGTACAGTCTACATGAAATGTTAGACGGCAGTACAAACTCACCAGTATCAATGACAACAAAATGGGATGGTGCTCCAGCCATTGTAGCAGGTAAAGATCCTGAAACAGGTAAATTTTTTGTAGGTACTAAAGGAGTATTTGCACAAAAACCTAAAATTAATTTTACTGAGAAAGACATAGAAGCAAATCATCCAGGAGAAGGGTTACAAGACAAATTAAAATTAGCATTGATGACATTAAAAAAACTTAAATGGAATACAGTTGCACAAGGTGATTTTTTATTTGCAAAAGATACATTAAGTATGGATGATATAGACGGTGAAAATTATTTAACTTTTACACCTAATACTTTAACTTATGCAGTACCTTCACAAACACAATTAGCATCAGATATTGTAAAAAGCGATATTGGTATTGTATGGCATACAGAATATGTAGGCGGCCCTACACTAGCAGACACTACAGCAAAGTTTGGCTTTGATAGTAGTGTGTTAGGAACAGCACCGGGTGTTTGGCATAGAGATGCAATTATTAAAGACCTAAGTGGTACAGTAACATTTACAGCAGGTGAAAGTGCAGATATAATGCAGGCTATTAGTATTGCAAATGATTATTTAAAAAGTATAGACGGTGAAACATTTGCATGGTTACAACAAGGAACAGATTTAATAGGTAAAAACTTTTTACTACAACTTAAAGCACATGTAAACAATGCCATTAGAGCAGGTGGATTTGAACAAGATCCAAATAAGTTTGCACAAGACTTTATACAAAAGTATGTAGACTTTATGACTAAAGAAATAGACAAAGTAAAAACACAAAAAACTATAGATGCTAAAACAGACTTAATGGTTAAGGGAGTTGCATTTATTAGGCAACACTTACAAGGAATAATTAGTGTATATGATTTATACTTAAAAATAATAGAAGCAAAAGTTAAAATAGTAAGAAAACTAGAACAAATAAGAGTAATGGATACATTTGTACAATCAGATGATGGTTTTGAAGTTACTGGAGAAGAAGGTTTTGTTGCTGTAGACAGAATGGGTAATGCTTTAAAAATAGTAGATAGATTAGAGTTTAGTAGATTAAACTTTGATACAGGAAAACCAGCAACATGAACATACCAACAGATGTAGAAAATTTTATAGGTAGACTTAATCCAATGGAAGTTGGAGTAGATACTGTTGGCGATTATGTTATACATTATGAAGGCTTTAGTGATGAATGCAATGATGGATATGATGATGAACAAATACATCAAATTTATAAAGATGTTTATAAAGACTTCGATGAACGTTCAAATGCAAAACCAATAAAACGTGGTCATACATATGATGAATTAGGTGTTGACCATAATCCTGTGTTGTATAGCATTTATAAAAAAGAAGATGTTAAAGAAAGTAAGTTTTTACTTATTGATGAAGATTTAAGCGAAAGTAGACTGTTTAGATTTACTATGAGTTTCCAAAGATTAACTGGCAGAGATGTTTGCGACTTATTATATGCAGAAACACTTGCAACATATATGTTTGCATTAGATGAAAAACAACAAGATTATGGAACTGCATACGCAAGAAAAACAACACAATATGGTCCTTATTCAGTATTTAGAACTAGTGCAACGGATATATACATGCTGGCTTTTGCTATTAATCAACCTGATTACAAGTCATTAAAGTTAGATCCTAAGGATAGAAGAATGTTAAACAACCTTAGTTTTAACAATAGACAGCACTATATGTTTATGAACAAAATTGCTAGATATACACCTAGTAGAAGTGATGCTAGTTCGTACTTAATTAGATTAGAAGCACAATTAAAAATGAGTATGTCTAGACATGGTGCTCTCTTTAAGCAATTTAGAAGATTAATTTTAGATTGGCCAGATTTAAAATACAGTCAAAAGCAGTATGTTATTGCAAAACTAATGCAAATAATTAGATTAAAAGGTAAAGGTACAGAAATATTCCCACATTTGGTTGCAATGAAAACTAGTAGAAGATATGATAATGTTAAACCAGCAAAACCAACAAGCAATTTGAAAAGAGCCGCCGCTACAGTTGGTGGTGCTTATGTTGGTAGCAAGTTAGTTCCTAAACTTACTAAGAATAAATTAGGAAGTAAAACTGGTGCTGGTATAGGAGCCATTGCAGGTTATTGGGCAAGTGGACGTAAAAAAGTATAAATACAGTTATGAGAATCAACGAAGTTTTAAATAGTAAAAATTATATCACAGAAGAAGACACTATGACTTTGGCTGATGTACAAGTTATGTATGGCGATGATCCTGAAATGATGGCGGCTATACAAAAAGCAAAGATGTTACCAAAAATTAAAACTTGGGACCAAGCAATAGATAAAGCAAGTGCTGATATGCGTAGAAATGCTAACAAAGGTCAGCAAGCCGCACCAGATAGAAAATTTGCATCTAACAGTAGAGCAAAAGGATGGGACGATGAAACTCATGGTCATTTAAGAAAAGCAAAAGCAAAAGCCGCCGCAAAAGCACAAAAACCTATGTCAGGTGATGGCGAAACAGGTGAAATTAATAGAGCCGCTGGCACTTTCATGAAGTCTGTTGGCGATGCTATGGATACAATAAAACACGGTTCAATGGGAGACATCAATACTGCTGTAGACAGAGGAAAACACGTAGGTAAAGACGGCATGGAACTGTGGAATGTAACGGCAAAAACAAAACGTTCTAAAGACAGAGGCGGAAACTTCGGCTCTAGATAATCAATCAAAAACATATTTTATTAACTCTATTTTATTCGATAAATAACATTATAGTAAAACTATAGTGTAGGAGAATAGCATGGCACTTACAAGAGTAAATGGTGGTGTTGAAGAAGGACAATTACTTGTTGGTTCTTTAACTCATTTAATTATAGACGAAGTTGATGGTACAGATAATATCAGTAACTTCGGATTTACAAGTGGTAACCCTGATCCGGGTGAAAAAGTTGTGCAGGCAATTTCTGTACATTGTACACCAGTTCTCATTAATTCTGCAAACGCAAGAGTAATGTATATTGGTGTTGAAGGTTCACCTAATACAACTGCAATGGCGGCGTCTATTAATAGTGTTTTATCTCACAATAACGCAACTGTTACAGCAGGAAGTTACATTGTAGCATAAGTTTAATTTAAAACTGAAAAAGCACACCTCGAGTGTGCTTTTTTTTGATAAATAACTGCAACTATATATAATTAGGAGAATAAAATGGCTCAAACTAAAGTAGCACCAACTTTCGTAGATGAAGATACATTCTTTATTGGGAAAAAAGTAACATTAATAGAAATTACTTATGCGGCGGCGGTTAATGCCAAAACAGGACCTTTATCAGCAATTCAGGCAACTCATGAAGCAATTATGGGAGCAGGTTTTAATATTTTAGGTTATGGCGCATTAACAGATACAAATACAGTATCAGCAATGATGATTGAAGGCGAATATGGAACAGATACATATGATGGATCTAATTCAGAAACAATAGCGGCTCACTTAGAAGATGTTGTACAAGCATTAGGCACAGTAGACGGAATTAACCTCGGTGGCACAGCAATCGCGGCTAAAGCCTTTGCATTAGCATAAACTAATTTTAGATAATTTAAAAATCCTCGACTTTGTTCGGGGATTTTTTTTGACTACATGTTCTGACAAAAGTGATAAATACAAGTTATACAGGAGACACACATGAGTTTGAATAGAAAAGGAGCGATGGGCTCCGTAGAAGTACTAACAGGTAACATAGAATTTTTTACTTTGTTTACTACTTTGGATATAACAGTAACAGGTGATTATAACGATAGTAGTCAAAAAGACTTCGAGAGTGTAGTTCAATGTATAGGATTAAGAGCGATGCCAACAGTAATGAATAACCCAGTAGCATTAAACGGTAGTGGTTCAAATGTTTTAGAAAATTATGGTGCACCAACTTTAACTGGTTCAGGATATATTTTTAAATTTGCCACAGAGATACCTGGTGCTCATAGTGTAGATACATTAAAAGATGAACTAAATGGAATTGTATTGAACGCAGGAGTTATAGATACCAAGAGTACTGTTAATATGGAATTTACTAAACAGGATCTATTATAATGAAAAAATCAGAACAGCAAGGAAAATTAGACCAACAGTTAGAACAAAACAAACAAGTTTATGCTGAGTCTAATAATTTAGAAGCACACATTATTGCTGACATGTTGCGTATTGAAAGCATTACGACAGAGTTAAGAGAGTTTAAAGAAGATACAAAACACAGATTAAACAAAATAGAGAATTGGCTAGTTGCAATAGTAGGAACATCATTTACAACACTTATTGCAATAGTAGTTGGTTTACTAGTAAACCTATTTGGAAGTTAATATGAGATTAGACGAAATAGTTAATGAAGAAGAAATTTTTGAAGCCCGAATGGTTTGGCGTAAAATGGGTAAGAAAATTAAACGTGCTGTAAGGTGTACAACCGGCAGACGTAAAGGTAGAGTTGTGAGTAACCCAGCACAATGTTCTGCTCCCATTAATATGAAAAAACGTATGGTATTAAAAAGAACAAAAGCAAAAATGGGTAAACGTCTTAGCAGAAAAGCAAACAGAACTAAAAGACTTAATCCAGCAAGTAGACGTTTAAGACAGTTAAACAGAAGTACTAGAGCCAGAAGATAATGAAGTTTAAAGATGTTAAAACATTAGAAAGCATATTACTGGAATACGGAATGAAGTCTGGTTCCAGCACACCAACTGCTCAACAGCAGACCGGTGCAAATGCAAAAGCAAACAAAACTAAAAGTCCAACAACATCTAACACACCTAAAAAAGCAGACCAAGGCAGTCCAACTGTAGGCGATAAAAATGCACCAGAGCCTATAGAGCCACAACAACAATCAGCAAAAGATATTGAAAAAGATGCAGTAATTGTAGGAAAAGATAATAAAAACAAAAAAGTTGTATCACCCGTAGGTCAAGGAAACTTACCAGATGCAATGGTAGTACAAGATGATGATGGCGAGTATGAAGTTATTGACCAAAATGAAAAGGTTGATGCACTATCCCCAGAAGATGCAGAACAAGTAGGAAAAGATCCTAGTTTACTAGCAAAAGGAAAAGGTGCCTTTGGCGCCGGAGCAGGTGCTGTTGATACAATAGCAAATTTAATGGCATCAAAAGACCCTAATGTAAAAGAAGGCAAAATACGAAAACGTATTAATAAAAAAGCACTTAATAAATTAAAGCCTAGAGTAAGACAAGAAAAAGGTAGAGTTAAAAAACTTGCAAAAATAGGATTAAAAGAAGCACCTGAAAAACTATTCGAAATAAATTTTAGAAATAAGGACGTTATTAACAGTTCACTTGATGCACAAATACGTTGTGGTTGGGAGGCAGAAACTGTATGGGAAAATATATCAGGACCTAGTGATGATATAGACAACTTAACTCTTAATGAAGTTGATGAACAGTTTGGCGGCGTTGATTGGGACGGTTTATCAGAAAGTTATACAGAATGGTTGTATGATAACAAAGTAGAAGAATTTATAGATGACCTAATTCAAGAATTCATCAACGAACGTGAAGATGACGAAGATTATATCAATGAATTTATAGAAGATGAAGGCATAGAAGAATCAGATTGGGATGATTACAGAGAAGGTGTACTAAGAACTGAATACGGTGATGAAAGATTTGAAGAAGAAGGTGCTGATGAATTGTCTGAATTGTATGGATATGAAGATGAAAATTGGGCAAGAGAATATGTTGATGAATATAGAGGCAGTGACTTTAGAGAATACTTAAGAAACATAGCAGAAGAAGATGATGATATAAAACAAGCGGCATACGAAGAAGCCAGTGAAAATTATGATTATGACGATTATATCAATGACACATATTACAGCATGAGTGAATTCTGTGATAATTGGGACATTGATTACAGTAGCGGAGGTAATTTAGAAGAAGTAGCAGACAAATTAGAAGATTGGATATCCGGCCAGAGTGCTTTCCACGACCATAGACCTGACACAGGTTCATATGGAGATACTAGTGGAGATACTACAGAATATGCTGTTGAAACAGATAGTAGTATTGATGGATATGGTACTGGTGCTGAAATTATATCACCTGTGTTTAGTACTCCAAGAAGAATGTTAAAAGAAATGGACAAGTTCTTTAAGTTTTTACAAGGTGAAGGAGTTGTAACAAATAATAGTACTGGATTACACATTACTATGAGTTACTTTCCACAAGAAGGCGAAACTGTAAGTCATGAAGAAGGTTCAAGCAACGTAACAGCAAACAAAGTTAAGATGGCTGTATTGCTAGGAGACCAATACTTGTTAAGTCAATGGGGAAGGGACCGCAACACTTATACAAAGAGCCAATTAAAAGAATTACAAACAGCAATTCAAAACTTAAAGAGAGAAGGGCGAGGAACAGATGCAATTAAAGAAGCAGAAAAATTTTTAGCAAAACACATCAGTGAAGATAAGTTCCGCTCAATACATTTTAAAGGTCAAACAGACCAAAAAACAAAAACAAAATTAATAGAATTTAGAATAGGTGGTGGAGAAGACTACCATGAAGAATTTAAAAAAGTGTTTAGTTCTGTAGTAAGATATGCTACTACAATGATTGCTGGACACACGGATCAATATCAAGGTGATTATGTAAAAGCATTACTTCGATTAATGAATAACATGGATAAAATAGCAACCAGCGATGAAGAAGAAGTAGAAAATTTAAAAAATCAACATTCAGACTACGCAGGACATCCTATTTTAGATACACATAAAGCAATAGTAGGTGCTAAACACTATTTAGATTTTACTCAGAAAATGCTTAATTCAATGGAAGATTTACACAAAGCATCATTGTATCTAGATCCAAAAGCAGACAAGAAATGGAAAAAGGAATGGGTAGACTTTTTAAAAGGTACCGGCAGTAATTTGGATGATTATGATAGTAAAATAAGAAAAGCATTAGACAAGATTCCAGGTAAAAAAATTACAGAAGATAAAGATAGAGAAGACCAGTCTATTAAAGCATATATGCAACCTGAAACAACACCACCTAGTGAAAGAGCATCTGATAAACGTAAAGACGGTTTACGAAAATTTAGTGAAGCGATGGGTATGGTAGCAGTAGATATTAGTAATAAGACTGCAAGGTCACAACCTAATGCTAAAAGTATTGGAGCATTGAGAAGTTTCTTAAAAGAGCATGAGATTTCAGATACTGAATTAGACTTAAACATAAGAAATGCTTTAACTGATATAAACTTTGGCTCTGGTGAAGATACTAAAAACACTCAAAAAGCCAAACTGGAAACACTTAGACATGGTATTAATACTCTTATACAAAGAGATATTATATCTAGACCAGATTATGCAACTAGTCCGCAAGTCGAAGCAATGGCTAAAGGTCTTTGGAATGCTTTTAATGATGAAAAATTTGATGATAGAGCAAGAAAAGAATTAATACAACTAGTAATTAATATGCGTACAGGTGACCTATCACAAGGTTCTGTGGACGATACAGAAGTTAAAAGAGATGTAGCAATACTTCTTGACCAAGCAAAAGACAAAAGAGAGTTTAATGACTTTTATAATACAATAGTTGGAAGAAGGTTAACCACTGGTCACCCAGATGGAGTTTTAACACCTGGTAGTATTTTCTCCAAAGCAGATTTTGATAAATTGGTAAGTTTCCTTAAAGGGTTTGAATCTTATACACAACCTGTAAACAGATATCACAATCCTAATTTATATAATGATGATAGTTATGAAGAAAATTCATTAAGCAAATACACATTATTGTTAAGAAGAAGATTTGAATATTTAGAAAATCAGTTTGATAGTGACAAATCATTAGCAACACAATCTCTAGAGAGAATGTCTAAATTAGTAGAAACTTATTATCAAGAAAATCAATCAGGACAGTTTGAATGGCCCGACATATTTGGTATAGATGAATTAGAATTAAGAAATCCAGAACCAACTGATCCTAGAGTTAAAAAAATGTCTGAAGAAGATAAAGATACAATATTAGATTTATATGGAGACAATGACGGAACACCTTATTTAGGAATAAATTCGTATAAAGTAGAAAGAATTCAAAGTTCATTAGATGATATTGCTAGAGGTGATGTAGAACGAAGAACAATTTCTAATATGAGTGAATTTGTTACAGATAGTATTAGAGAGGCACTAGGAGCCTATTATAGAAACAAAGAAAGATATCCAGAGTATTACAAATTTGAAGAAGTTAAAAATCTTATTAAAGAAAGATTTGAAGGCTTGCGAGATTTTATGCGAGGCATTGACAAAATTTTTGTAGATAATGGATTTGATAGTCAAGATGAAATTATTAAACGTAAGCAACAAATAGACAAAGACGCAAAAGAATTTGCAAAACTTCAGAGGAATAAACCTTTAGCAACTGTTAATTTACCTTCCCATTCTATAATGTATATGGACAACATTTCATATGAAAGATTTGAAGAGTATGTTGACGAAAGAGAAAATTCAGATGATACTGATGCACCAGTGAATACTGCAAGAGATGTAGTTAAAAAAATAATTGCGGGTGCTAGGCAAGTGAATGGTCATGTAAATTCCGGACATGCATCAATATATGTAGTACCAGCGGCACATTGGGGTCCATGTGGAGATGCTGTTAATGGAATGGAAATTATTAAACTACAACAACGAGTTGGTAACATGTCCCAAGCATGGCGTGTAAAAAATTACCATGCCTTGCTTGAAAAGTTTGCAGAAACATATCAAGAAAATTTCGAACGATTACAAAGGACAGACTTATATAAAGTTATTGATGGAACAGATAGGTCAAAATTAAGCAAACACTTTGGAATACAGTTTACTGGTAAATTAGATGGTAGAACAGGAATGGGAGATGTAGAAGACTTAATCCCAAGAGAGAAGTTAAACAATAAGTATTCAGGTGAACCATTAGATAGAAATAGTGCTATTAGTTGGGCTATAAACAATGACGAAAATGAGAAGAAACAATTCCACGCATATGATTTTGCAAAGTATCACGGTAACGAAGCAGATAAAATTAAAGAACTAGTTGCTAAAGAAATGAAAGACAACGATAGAAGTTTTGGTGTTGCTATACAAAAAGTAATGGAGCGAAGTCCAAAAGGCGTAATGGTAATAGATAATGACAAAATTGCAAAAGCGGCTGGTGTTGAACACATGGAACGTGAAGCATCTAACACTATTCAAGATGCCACAAATTGGGGCAACCTAGCAGACTTCTTTAAAATAGAAAGAGGTGTAGACAATCAAGGTCCAAACATGTTAGAGAAAGTTTCTAGAACATTTGACGGTGACCATAATTGGAGACCAGAGCCAAACCCAGATGCTTGTTGTTTGGAAAGATGGGTAGCATGTGTAAAACATGCCACCGAGTATATCAAAATGAATTATACAGTTAGTGCTGGAAACTATTTTAGAAAAGAAAATGACGGCAGTCCGGGTGATGACGTAGGTTCTATTTATGGTGATTCAGGAAGTAATCCTCCACCAAGCAGAAGAGGACGAGCAGATGGTGTCGGCATCACATATAATAGCGATGAAGAAGTAACTGAACAAGATTACGAAAAAGTCAGATCCGAATATATTGATTTTGATAGGATGATGAATGCGGGTATGCAAAATTATATGGTCAGACCCGACGTAAACTTATTGGTAGGTTTCTTGAAGAATCCAAACAATGATGAGGAATTCAAACAGGCTGTTTTACAAAGCATGATGAAAGAAAAATTACTAGGTTCAGAACCAAACGATTGGCAAGGTCATTTAGCAAGAGCCAGACAGTTTTATGCAGATAGATATAATGAGAGTGTTTTTGATAGATTCGATAAACTACCTTTACAAGAACAATTAATTATTTTAGAAAAATCAACTGTATTATCTGAGATAAGTGATACTAAAAAACGTGAACTAGAATATGAATTAAGGAATGAACCTAAAAATAACTATGCTGTAATTATAAATGGTAAAACGTGGAAAATAGTTTCTAGTGAAGACAGAGCAAAAAAGATGGTTAACACACTTGTAGGAAAAGGCAAAGATGCTAGGTATAGTGAAACAGGTCAACCAGTTAATGAAAGTGTACCAACTATTAAAACAACAAAAATTTTAAATGATATATTAGCAGACCATTTTCCAGTAGGTGACCTTAAGAAACAAATGTTAGCCTTTCAGGCTATACCTATTCCTCAAATGTTAAATCAGTTTAGAGAGTTAAGAGGAGAAGCAGGTGATGATGCATGTGCAAGAGGCATTGTAAGATACTATGTAAATGCATTACCAAAAGAACAACAAGACCAAATAGAGTTAAATGAATGGGCAAAAAGCAAAGTTAGAAGTTTAATAGAATCCAAAGGTATTATGGGCAGAGTACAAGGTGATACTTTTTTAAAAGGAGATGATAGATTAGAGTTTCAAAGTGTAACTTTATACCCTACAGAAGAAATGGAGTTTAACTCTCCTGAACAAAGAGATGATTTTATACAACAATTAGAACAAGAACTAAACAGTCAAATAGAATGGACAAATACTCCTAATAAAGGTAGTTTAGCATTTGGTGTGGCAATACTAACAGACCCTGCATTAGATGATAAAATAACATATTGGGGAAGATACTTTAAACAAAAAACAGCAGATATGATGGGTAAATGGAGCAATAGCCAAGTACCTGTGGGTTGGAAACTACAAACTGCTGGAGCAATGAAGTTAGATATTGGTATTGATCCACAGCACTTGATTAAAACAGATGACCCCTTTAATGGTGTCTTAGACGTCATACAAGCAGTCAAAACTAACTCTGCCGGTAATGAACTATCTGAATCATTAGTCAACGCACTAGAGACTATACATACGCAAGAACACCCAGTATTTCCAGGTCAAATAGCAAACTTACCAGCATTAAGAGATTATTTTGGTGAGATTATGGGTCCAGTAGCATTAATGAGTGAAATGGTAGGTGGACAGGCAGATAATGCCAAAGCAGATTTATTAAAAGGTTTACCTTGGTCAAATTGTAGTATATTTTGGCCCATGGCGATGAATGCCCCACTAGTTGATAGTTACTTTACAGCACCAGACGGTACTAGAGTAGGTATTAGTAGTAAAGGCGGTAAAGGTGCAAAAGCAAGTGTTAAAAATATACAAGATGCTATATTAAAAGCACCAGAAGAATTAAAAGCACAATATCCTACAACAGTTAATGTTATTAATATTGTACAAAGCAATAGTGCTAAAGATGGTCCATTTAGATTAGCAGAATTATATAATATTTTACCACAAGGATTAGAAGAAGAAATAAATGGATATATTCAAGAAGGAAAACAAGACTATGCTGGATTAAGTCCTGCATGTACAGAATTATTCAATTACGGAACACCAAGACAAGATGTACCAGGATTTAATACAGGTTATGCTATGTTGGCTCTACTTGCTAAAAAAGTAACAAAAGCAATAAACACATCAGGTCCAGAATTTGGACAAGGCTGTGTAGCATTCCTTAACCAATCCAGCATTGTACAGTTGTATTGCAAAATGGGTAAAATGGGTGACGATGCTAGAGTAACAGGATGGGAGGCTGTATATCCGCCAAACTTCCAAGGTACAGTAGAAATAGATGGCAGTAAAAATTACTACAGTTCGAGAATAGGTGGTAAGTTTGCCTTTGGATTTAAGTAATATGCGATTAATAGAATTACAGATAGAACGTCCAAAGTCAGACAAAAACTTCCCAAGAAATATAATGCCTCAAATAAGAAAAGGCGATATACAAGATTCACCTTTTGAATACTCTAAAGAAAAAATAGATATAGAGAAACTAATGCCTGTACAAAACCAACGTGTACAAGGTATGCATGATAGAGCAAAGAAGGGTTTTGATGATGGTAGCATAAGACCTATTGTAGTTGATAAAAATAATTATATTGTAAATGGACATCATAGATTTGATGTTGCATTACAAATGGGTTTAAAGAAAATTAAAATATTAAGAGTTGATGCTACAATAGAAGACTTAATTGACCACTTTAGTAATACATCAAGTGATGCACCTACATTTGAAGAAATAATGAAACAAAAGTTAGCAAAAGCAATGGAAGGTGATGTTGTAGATTTCCCTGGAACGTATTATAAAAAGGAATATGTTACTATAAATGGCGTAAAGATGCTCAGAGATGTTTGGGACTATATGAGCCAAGACAGAGAACATGCCCATGGATATGATGATAATTATGTTCCAACCCATAAAGGTCTCACTAATTTTACAGGCGATGAAGATCCAAGAATTTTAAAGAGAGCATATCAAATGGAATTGAGAAACTTTATAGATGAACTTGAAAACAATGACTTTGATATGGACCCACAACCATTTATAGATGAACTAGACCGAATAGATGAAGATTGGGCAGAAAGATACAATCTAAATCCTAGTGTTAAAAAATATGTAGATGATAACTTATGGAAATTGTCTACTGTAGACGTAAAAGATTTAGATGACGAAGCACACGATGACCAATTTGGTAGAGTAATTGATGTTGACCCAGAAGATGCAGATAGTGTCCATTTAGATGACCCAATAATAGTACATGCTGATGGAAAAACAGTACTAGATGGCTTTCATAGAGTTTATAAAGCAAAAGAGTTAGACGTAAAAGTATTACCAGCATATATACCTAAGCAGTAAATATACCAATAAATATGTGTTATGCAAATAGCACACATCCAAAATCCTTTTTATGAGTTTATTAAGTCTTGTAATGAGCCTTGGATAGATATTGACAATATTCCAAGAACTAGTAGAGACCATATACTTGGTACATGTACATTTTTTGATACATATTGGAAAGACATTAATAAGATAAGCAACTATATTCCTACATTATATATTATAAGTTTAGATGGTATAGGCTCTAAAGAGTTATATAAGATTTGGGAAAAACATCATTTAACAAATAAAACACTAATACCTGAGCATATTATAAACAATGATAAAGCAGTAATACTATTTGATAATAGTGCTGAAGGACATTGTGATGAATATATGTTTAAGTTCGTATCTCAAGTAGTTGACATGTATAAGTTAAATCCTAACACAACATTTTATGGTAATAGTGCTATTAATATTAAAGAAATACACGAAAAGACAGACTATAAAAATTTTAAAACAATGTATCTTGCTAATTTTCAGGAAGATACTATGGCAGAATTATATGACGAATTAAAAGATTTAGAAGTTACATATGATAATAAAACTAATTTGTTTAGTTGTTTAAATAATGCTCCAAAACCACACAGAGCATTATTGCTAGGTGCTATACCAAATACAGTAGATAGTTTAATTAGTACTCCAACTGTAGACTGGCAAGACATACATTCTAATACTATTGAATACTTGTTAGAGCAATCAGAGAGAAAACAAATATCTGCAGATGATTTTGACGAAGGATTAAAATATTTAAACAGTTTAAAAGAATCGTATCCTAGAACAATAGATGATAGAACAGATGATGTTGTACACATGAAACAAGTTTCTGCAGACAATGACTTTATTAACAAATTATTAGATTGTGATTTTCAGTTAATTACAGAAACTTTTTGTGACCACACATTAGTAATTACAGAAAAAATCTTTAAAGCAATAATTATGAAACAACCTTTTGTAATTTTAGGACCTAACAGAATATATAAATTCTTACAACAACGTGGATATAAAACATTCGACCATTTACTTGGCTTAAACACATGGAAAGGTACAAGTAATTATGATAGTGAAACTAATGTTATTAGCAAAATAAAGTTTTTAATACAGCATTTAGAGACATTATCCATGTATAAAGACAATAATACACAATGGCAAGAGATAGAACAAAAGAATAAATTAGATGCAGAACATAATTTTGAAGTATTTAAAACTAATATGAATAAAATTATAGGCTCTGCCACTGACGGTTTAGATAGTTGGTTAGAAAATTATGAAGATTTTAATATGCTTTTTGAAATTGATATAGATAAATAGTAGTATGAAAATTAAAGATATCATAATTAATGAAACAGCATCAGTAGGAGGCATGAGTGCAGGAGCAGTTGCAACAGTAGTTAAGCCTATTGCTAATGATGTCCAACGTGTTGTTCAAAAACCTAAGAAACCTAAAAAGATAGGCAAAAAGAAACCAGGACCTAAAGGTAAAAAAAGTACTTTACTAAGGAGATAGCATGAGAATAGTTGTTTCTAAACATGGCCCAACGTTTTGCAGTTCTAAAGAGTTTCAGTTATTTGACAAACTTCGTCACGAAAAAGGTATATATGAATGTAACCTTTCTGAAAATGATATACACACATGTAATGAATTAAGACAAAGAGGTTTAGTTTTAAAAATTAATGATAATGGTCAAACAAAATACAAAGTCTACCCGCAAGAAGAGACTAACTAAAAAGCAGAAAGAAGCAATCGCTTCAAAATTAGAAAATACTGTAAAAGGTGTTAGCAAAAGAGGTTTATTTTTTAAATCAAAAGATAAATTTGGCGAATGGACTATTGTAGATGGTAAAACAAAACAAGAAGTTTTTAAGAATATTATATTAGTAGAGTCTGCTAATATGATGCTTAAAACACTTAACAAAGCAAATCCTAAGCAATTACAAAAAATAATACCAAGTTTTCACGAAACACTATATGCATATCAACAACCAATATGGAAACATATGAATGATATATTCTTTTATAAGCACACAATGAAAACCACTAAAGATACTACTTTATTCCATGCCACAGAGGCAAGAGTAGATATGTCATTAATGAAATTACGTCATAGTAGAGAAGAATTACACAGTAAATTAGACATAAATTCACTCCACGGCATACACCTAGCCTAAACCCGTCCAAATAAAAACGCAAAATTTTTGCGATAATTGATAAATACAATTAACAAATTATCATTATCGGGAAAATAAAATGAAAATTAACAATTTTAACAAAACAGGTTTAGATAAGGTAAACGAATTAAATTCTTACCTTAAAGAAAACCATGGAGTTAAAGT